AGTCACGGGCTTGGCGACGTGGTGCAGCTTTCCGTCGTGCTGAAACACCTGCGCAAGTACCGATCCGATTGGATGGTCGATGTACGATGTGGGCGCGGCAAACATACGGCTTTGATCGGCCTGTGTCACCGCGTCTATCACGACCAAGAGCCGGAATCGACCGAATCATACGATGAAACCTTCGATCTTGGCTGGTGGGAGCATTACGGGCGATTCCCTAATTGCCCGAATAGCAAAGTCACCAACAACATGAAAGAGGTATTCGGCCTTGATTGGGACGAATCGCTAGGCCGCTATCAGGTTAACGTCGGCACCGATGCGCTAGACCGAGCGCGCGGATACTATCAATCCATCGGAGCCAAAGAAAGCAACGGTCGCTTCAATGTGCTGCTTTTCCATACGTGCGGCAACACGTCCCCTGACAAGAAGAACCTGTTCCATTGGCAGGGAAAGGCTCTTGCCGACTTCGCCATCCACGCTGGCCGCATCCCCGTAATCTTCGATTGGGACCACCGCAGCCCGCTTCCCGATGACAAGACGATCTTCTGCCCGCGCTCGAAAACGAAGATCGGCGACCGCGAACTGTGGGGCGAAGGCTGGGGCTCGGGGGATGCCGAGGTCATCGCCGCCCTGCAAACGCTGGCAGAAGCCTACATCGGCATCGACAGCGGCCCTGGCAAGGTGGCGAGCGCCACGGAGACGCCCACGTTAATCTGCTGGATGCGGCATCATCCGATCCAGTTCCACGACCCAGCCGCGAACACGACGCATCTCGTGCCGAGCGACCATCGGCGAATGACGCCGTGCAGCGATGATAACCGGATAGCCGACTTCTTCGAGAAGCACTACCGATTCCGCACTTACGCTGGGGAGCATGGCATGGTCAGCGAGGCCAAGAAGTGGCTTGGGGAGGTCTTCGGCTGCGGGCCAGCGGTGCCAACGTCGGTGCAATACGTGCTGCCCAACGGCATCGGGGACGTGGTGTGGGCGCTGATGAAGATTCGCGCCGTCGCTGCGGGCAAGCCCATCGACATCATCCTGAGCGGGAACCCGAGCAACGAAATCGACCACCGCAGCGTCCCGTTCCTCAAGCGGTTCGACTTCATCCGTAACGTCACGGTGATGGACCTGCCCGTACTTATCGACCGGGAGAAGCCTTCTGACGGGCAAGGCCGCTACCGATACGAGCCGGACGGCGTGAAGGGCCAGTACCACTATCTCGTGCCGAACGCGACACTCGAAGCCGGCAAGCGGCTGGAAACGTGGTTGCCGGACGTGCCAATTGACTGGTCGATCATGGACCGCTTCAGTTGGGCAGGCACCGAGCGCGGCAGCGAACTGGCGTCGGCCTTGAAGCCGTTCGTGGCGTTCTACCTGGGGCCGGAGCGCGGGAACATCGAGGAAGGGCACAACCGGGGCTGGCAATGGGAGCCAAAGCACTGGATCGAGCTGGGGGGTGCCATCCACGACCGTGGATACAATATCGCCGTGGTCGGGGCGACCTACGACCGCTCGTTCTGGGAGCGCTACGTCAAGGACGGTGTGGCGCAGGACAGCCAGATGTGGATTGACCTGATCGGCAAGCTGGAGATAGGCGAGACACTTGCATTGCTGCGCCGGGCGGCGCTGGTTGTTTCGTATCAGTGCGGCTTGGGCATTTGTGCTCATTACTTGGGTACGCCGGTTGTGATGTGGTGGCGCCGCGAGGGGGACAGCGTGCATCCACGGCACATGATTTCGTTCAGTGAAGAAATGCGGAACGCTTGGGTTCGACCGGAGTACAAGGATCGTTATTTCGGCTGCATCTACCACCGGCAATCGGTTGGGGACATTCTGGCCGAAATCGACCATCGAGGTTGGTTAAATGAAGGACAATAGCGAGTATTACACGGAAGCGCTCGCGCTCCGCGAAGAGGTGGACTGGATTCTGCACCGGCCGCACGCCAAGATCGCGGAATGGCTGCTGCCGCGCATCGCCGCCAACAAATGCGAGACTGTGATTGAGTTCGGCTGTGGCAGCGGCATTCTGGCTGCCATGCTTCCAGAGAAAAGCGACTATCTCGGCATCGACAGCAACCCGCACTTCATTCGTATGGCCCGCAACCGAAAGCCGGGATGGGCCTTTGTGAAGGATGACGTGCGCTACTGGTCTCCCGAGAAGACCTACGAACTGGCAATGGCCTGGAGCCTGTTCAAGCACTTCTCGCTCAACGAGTGGAACGCCATCGTCGCCTGCGTGCTCGTTCACGGCCGCTTCGGCGCGTTCAACGTGCAGCTATCCGACCGCGACTTCGACGACGGCGTTGACTACCATCACGCACACGTCACCGAAGCCCATCTTGCGGAAGCGTTGGCGATGGCAGGGCACGAAGAAGTCGAGCGGCAGGTATTCAACGATTGGTCGGTGAACAGTGCGCCAGCGCGGGATGTGGCTATCTGGACAAAACGCAAATGAGACGTGAAGAAGATTTTTGCCCTATCTGTGGGGCATATGATCCAAGCATCAATTACCCTGGAGGCCACCAATGCGCTCCTGCGTCATTGCGTGGCATTGATTCAAGTATGCAACGCGATCCCGATTCGGAGGAACCGCGACAACGAACAGAAGGAAAACGATACTCTGAAGGCGTACAAATGCTTTGCCTTGTCGATAATTCGATTGAGGATTATTGATGAAGCGCATTCTGCTGAGATTAACGGAAGGATATGGGCTCGGCGACGGAATCCAGTTCACGGTCGTCCTAAAGCACGTCCGCAAGTACCGTCCCGATTGGATCGTAGACTACCAGTGCGCGCCTGATTGCGCCCGTGCTGCTATCGGCCTATGCAATGCCGTCTTCACTGACGCCGAACCTGCCACGGGCAAGTACGACCACGTTCTCGCCATCCAGCCACTGGACAACTACAGCAACTTCCCAGACCGACCGAACACGAAGGTCACGGCAGCGCTGCACGAGAACTTCGGCATTCCATACGACCACGAGCTAGGCCGCTACGAATGCTTCGTGAGCGACACGGCGCGGCACAAGGTCGAGCGCGCCGTGCGGAACGTGGACATCCCGCGCTACGCCGATGGCCGGTTCAAGGCGGTTCTGCTGCACTATCAGGGCATGTCGTCCCCGCACCGCAAGAACCTGCAAGACTGGCAGGCCGATGCGATCCTGAAGGCGATTGCCGCCGCTGGCCGCACGCCGATTCTCGTGGACCGCGACGGCAAATCGCCGCTCAAGGCTCTGCGCATCAAGGGCATCGACGATTGCGAGGCGATGGCGGCGCTGATCTGGGCATGCGAGGCTTTCGTGGGTATTGACTCGGGGCCAGGTCATATCGCCAGCACGACCGACACCCCGACGCTCATTTGCTGGACGAAGAACCATCCGGTACAGTTCCACGATCCGGCACCGAACACGACCCACATGATCCCTGTTGACCATCGCGACATCTCGCCAGCTGATGACGATGCCGTAGCTGCATACTTCGAGCGCGCGTACCTGTGGCGGACCTACTACGGCGAGAACGGGCTTGTGGCACAGGTCACGCAATGGCTCGCCGGCCTGTTCCGCTGCGAGACGGCAGATACCGGCGTCACGTTTGTTGTGCCAGCCGATCCGAAAGCGTGTGCGTGGGTCATCGCCAAGATTCGCAGCGTGGCGCAGGGCCGGCCCATCGACGTGATCGTCAGCGAGGACTGGCGCACTGGACGCGGACACCACGCCATGACCTTCCTGCGCAAGTTCGATTTCATTCGCTCGGTGAAGGTGTCGGACGTACCGGTCCACGTAGGCCCCGAGCGACCGCAGAACACGCGCGGGCACTACCTGTATGTACCCGATGGCTGGCGGGATGGATACTATTTCCTAGTGCCTTCTGCCACGATGCAGCTCGGCAAGACGCTCGCGGAGTGGATGCCGCAAGTGCCCATCGACGTGAAGGCGCTGGAGATGCTGAAGGAGGCCGGTTGTGACGCGGCTTGAGATCGACGGAACGGTTGTGCCTGCCGAACAACTGCATTTGTACGCTGTCCGCTTCGTGCAAGTTCCAGGCGGCGAGCCTGCTCTTTCCCTGTACCGCAACGGACTGCGGGTTGCGAAGGCATGGACGCTGAAGCTGGACGTGTCGTGTGAGGCGAGTTCCTGCACTGCTCCAGGGTGAAACATGAGCCTTGATCTGGCGATGAAGCTGCAAGCGATTGGAAGGCCGAGGTGCTTAGTTATTGGCGACTACATCAATGATATTTCCATCGATTGCACGCCGCATCGGTTCGCGCAGGAAGCTGGTCACTGTCCGGTATACAAGCATGAGCGGCACGAATCGCGTCCAGGTGGCGCCGGCGCCGTACACGCGATGGCGCACGCTCTCGGCGCGGACGTTACCATCGTGTCGGGTCTGCGCCAGAACTCGGCCAGCAAGGAACGGTACTTCGTGAACGGCGTACAGGTTCTGCGCATCGATCGCGATGCCGAGCCACTGACCGATCATCGCGTAGCCGAAATGCTGGCCGCCATCGCCTACGAGATGCAGCGTGCCGACTGTGTGCTGATCGCTGACTACGGCAAAGGCGTCTTAACTCAAAGTGTTCTTCGTGCCGCCATTGAAGGTGCGTCCACGCGAGGTATCCCCTGTCTGGTCGATCCAGCCCACGGTGTTTCGTGGGATCGCTATCGCGGATGCACTGCGGTCAAATGTAATCAGCACGAATGGGACACCGCAAAGGATATTGTTCACGCCGAAAGTAATCATGGCCAAGACCTAAAGCTGATCTTCCATTTTCAGAATTGCATTGTTACTAATGGCGCGCACGGCATGCACCATATCGGCGAGACGCCTACGTCGTGCAAGCAACGCAATGCCATCGACCCTACGGGCTGCGGCGACATGGTGCTGGCCGCGCTCGGTGTCTGCATCGCTGCCGGTCTGACGTGGCCCGATGTCTGCCAAATTGCAAACGCAGCCGCCGGCCTGAAATGCGAGCGCCGCGGCGCCGTCCCCGTGCCGCGTGCCGAAGTCGTGCTCGACTTACTCGACGGCGAGAAGCGCATCCAGCGTGCGCTGCTGCCAGTCGTCCGCGCCACTCGCCAGCGTGTCGTGTTCACAAACGGTTGCTTTCGGGTATGTCACGCTGGGCATGCGTGGCTCATGCGCTGGGCCAAAGAGCAAGGTGCCTGCCTTGTCGTCGGCGTGAACGATGACGAATCGGCCGCAAACTTGCGGCCCGGCGAGTATGTTATGCCGCTCGCCGAACGCATGGAGATCATCGCCGGCCTAGGCTGCGTCGATTACGTCGTGCCGTTCAGCGAGCCCGACCCGTGCGAACTTCTGCGCCTGCTCAAGCCGGACGTGCTCGTAAAGGGCGGCGAATATGCCGGCGAGCGCATTCCCGGCGACGACATGGTAGCTGACGTGCGGATTGCGCCCGAGAGCCCGTATGCCACGCATGCCACGAGTCTGATTGCCGACCTTATCCAGAACCAGGATTAACAGCAACTTGCGTTGATTTGGTGCTTTCGCCAGCCGAATTCACGCCCGTTATTTGGTAGTAATAATTTGTACCATTCATCAACCCGGTATCGGTATATGAAGTTGATGTTATTCCTGTCTGATAAGGCGTGCTGCCTTCGCCACCACTACTAAGACTACGATAAAGATTGTAACTGGTCGCTCCTGGATCTGGATTCCATGTAAGCAATGCTTGGTTAAGACCAGGCGTCCCAGAAAATCCGGTCGGCTGCGGTGGTACGCCACCAGATGATGACGAACTGGACGAACTGCCCGCGATGCAGCACGCGGTGCAATAAAGTGGCTGAGGGCTGTTGTCGCCAGGCCCCTGAAACGCACCGATCAAACGCGCATCGTAGTAAGCCGGCACCAATTTCACGCGATTCGGCTCGACTACGTAGGACGTTTCCCGGTTGCGCATTTGCAAAGTCGATGGGTCAAGCTGCTGCACTACGCACGGGTAGATCGCTGGATTCGTTCCGCCGACTGCGGCCCCGGTCACGCGCACGATCTGCGCGAGCTGTGGGTAGATTGGCCATTCTGGGCCGAACCACGGCGGAACGATATTGGTGCTGTCGTCGTCCATGTTCAGCCTTCGCCGATAATCTTGCGTTTCTGCATTGACACTAGAAAGGTGTGCATCATTTCATCGTTCATGGTGTTGGATAAACAAATCAAGTCTTGTTTTTGAGTAGGGATAACTGTTCCTAATTGCTTGCACCATTCTTGAACATCTTTCAAAGAAAGGCGTTCTTTGGGAACAGTCAGGAACGAAATAGTAGCTTGATCGTGCGTAGGTACGTTCCACCAATCCAGAAGGCCACAAAACATTTCGTCGCCGTCAGGAGTTAGAGTTATTATCGCCATAGCCAATCCTGCGATAGCATGATGGCCTTGTCGTGAGTCCGTGAGAAAAATCCAGCGCTTCCTTTCAGAAATAGCTTTAGAAAGGTGATTTACCAATTCATCACGATCAGTAATCATGGCCATTAGAACAAATCCGGCATGTCTGCCCACGGCGGTTCAGGACCGCGTACCACGGCTGTCTGCCATCCGCCACGCTCGGCATCTTGGTACGTCTGCTGCCATCGCACGCCGTCTACGAGGCTGCCGGTGGCGAATGGTAGAGCACCCGTGTAGACGCGCGACATGAAGCCTGCCGTGCCGCGTGTGATGCGGTTGTAATACTGCGTGACCCGCTCTGCTGCAATCGTGTTTGCCGTCGCCACGTCCGTTGCCAACGGGTTGCCGTCAATGTCGAACTGCACCGTGAAATCGACCCAAATCTGGTGCGTGCCAACCGCTCCAGTGAAACCTGCCGGCGCTGCCACGGTTACCGAGAACGATGGCGTCGTGGTCCATTGGAGGCTGTCCCGCCGCACAGTCTCTTCCGTGCCGTAGTATTGGTTGCGCCGGTGGAAGTTGACAACGACGAACGCCGGCACGCGCCCGGCTCCCGTGTCGATCCACGCGAGGTCATCTTCCAGCACGCCGGCGAACCGTGCTGTGCTGGCCGCAAACACCGCATCGGCGGCTCCGATCGAGACGACTGTATACGGAGCAGCTTGTGTGAGGTCCACGGCTATACGGCAACCGATCAAGGCGAGCATATTGTTGAGCGCGTCCCATGCCGGAATGCCCGGTAGAATCCAGTTGGTCGGCGTTCCTGTTGGCACGATGGGCAAGCCTGGGAAGGCCCCGAGAAACGTCCCCTGCTGCGTCCAGAGATCGCTTATCATCTGCGACCATGTGAACGGTGCACCGGCGAGCAAACTTGCCGAGTCGTACTGGCCTGGGTAGGCCGGCGCGATGACGTTGTACTGGCTGTTGGTCGGAAACTGAAACCACGGATTGAACAGGATGCCGCGCTGATCCGTGATTTCGACCAGATAGATGGCGTTCGGATCGGTGCTGACTCCGGTGCTGACGCAACGGGCCTGCACGATGACCAGATTCTGAAGCGTGACCTGCGTGCCGGTCTGCACGTCGTTCATTTGCAGCTTGAAATTCGTTGCGTACAAGCCGCTGCTCTGGCCGGTCGTCAGTGTGTTGTAGTCGGATCGCTTCAGCAGAATCCAGCCTTGCGCCGGCCAGCGGCCGCTCGGCACGTTGATGCTGTTGGCGAACTCCAGCTTGTCGATGAACGGGCGGCGGAAGCGCACACGGTCTGCGCGGGCTCGGCGCGGGTCGTAGAGCGGGCATACGATTGGGCCGCCTGCGCTGCCAGGGCCAATGAAAGCGTTTGCCATTACGACACCTTGCCGCGATTCGCCTGTTGCTCCAGAAGATCGGCGTAAAACTTATCGGTTTCTGGGCTGTTCGGCTCAAGAATAATGACGCGCGTTCCGGGCGGGAAGGCATGGGGTGCCAATTGCATGCACTCGCCTTCATCCATCCTGTCTTCATCTTTCCAATCGGCACCCCATAAGACCCAATGCGGCTTGCCCGTGTCTTCGTCGATTTCCAGCGTGCCACCGCCGGTTTCGCACATTTCCTGTTGTTTTTGCACTGGCATTCTCCTAGAATGACGGGGCATCGAAGCGCCTGACACGCGCCACGATGCCCCTGACCAGTTCCAAACCTGAAACCGAGGTTTGTCGTGGCTCACTGTAAGTCTACAACTTCCATCCCGCCTTTTCCATCCGACATCGACCGCGACTACTTCGGAGCGTGGCTCTCAGGCTTTGTGGACGGCGAAGGATGTTTTTACCTTGGCGTTCACAAACGAAAAACAAGTACCGATTCGGCACGAGCCTTTTTCCAAATCAAAGTCCGTGACGACGATGAAGCAATAATTCGACGCATTCAATCGTTTCTGCAATGCGGATGGGTTAAATTGGTTGCTGATCCTGGCCGAAGTGGAAACCATCAACCGCAAGCTGTTTTCCGTGTGAATAGCATTGTTGATTGCTTCAAAATCATCACCCCGATATTTGAAAAATACCCCTTACTCGCCAAGAAAGCCGATGATTTTCGCATTTGGTCTGAGGCGGTTCGCCTGTTCTATACGGTCTCATGCCGTCCTCGTAAGCGACATGTTTTATTCGGAAAAGGAACCGTCACAAGATGGGAGAAAGGCGAATTTAATACCTACCTGAAATTAAGCAACTTGCTCCGCAAAGCCCGTGCGTATCGCAATCGTTCAGATGGTAGGACCGTCAGGATCGAGGTTCTTGACGAAATCAGGCAACTCGACCTTTGGAGCGCTCCCGATATGTTTGACCAACAGCCGTGATGCTGTGTTAGCACTTATCAAAGCGCCATTCAATGTTGAGTCGAAAAAATAATCCCCAACAAGAAATACGCCTGGACAATCTTCGCAAGGCTGGTGTTCGCCTTCCAGTTCTTCAACAGGCCATGAACCGGGCTGGGCATTCAAACTACCGAGATAGCGGTCCACCTGCGCCTCGACAAACTCGCCGGCAGCCTTAGCTGCCATGTCCGCCGGCATCGAATCCAGCACGTACCGGACAATGCACTCGTCAGACTGATTGTGCGAACACATGAGTAAAGCATCTTGTCCGGCAATCAAGAAGCTCAGCACATGTCCGCGCGTACTGCGCCAGCGCGTGCTTTCGTCGTACACACACATGCCATTCATGACATCCATCATCCAAAACTCGCCCGGCATACCCATGTCCTGCCACCACATCGACCGGAACCGCATCGTCACGCGCAAATAGTGGGCAGGCAGGTCATAGTGAGCGCACACGCTGTGGATGGCCTCGCGCAGCTTCTCACCTTCCCACGCAATTTGCGAGAGCCAGTGGTTCGGCAGGCACACAATGACCTGATCGAAGTCTTGATGGCTGTCGCTATCATCGCTCTTGAACGCCACGCGATATTGCTCGCCGACTTTGCCGATGCCGCACACGCGCACACCGAGCCGCACGTCAGCCTTGATCTTGCTCGCCAACGTCTTGGCAACTTTGCCGATGCCGCCGATGACGTGATAAAGCTGCATGTACTCGTCGTTGTCCATCAGCACGTTCTTGATGCCGTTCAAGCCGTTGCAGGTCCACGGCTCCGTAGCCAGGTCACTGTGAACGCTTGCTAGGATGTAGGCCCGTGCATCCGGGTTGTCCGGCAGTTCTTTGTGCAGGCATTCCCAGAACGTCAGCGGCGCCCACGGATGCGAGTTGTCCGGCTGCCAGCGGTTCGCGTACTTGTCCAGCGGCATCAGTTCAGCTGCCCGCTTGTGGAAGCACTTGACGGCTTCGCGCGTCGGCTCATCGAGCGCATCGTAGTCCGGCAATGGCTTGTCGCCCATGACCACGCCGCCGCCGCTCATGTTCACCGTCTTGAGCCCGAGGTCGTCTTCGATGAGTGTCCGCAGCGGGTCTGCTTTCTTGCCGTGGTACTCGTACAGTTCGGCGACCCCGGCCTCGAAGCGCGTGCCGTCGCTGAACTTGTCCGTGCGAATCTTGCCGCCGAGTCGGTTGCTCGCCTCGAAGATCGTGACATGCACATCGGGCAAGCGCAGGTTGAGGATGTACGCCGCGAATAAGCCGCCCGGTCCCCCGCCAATAATGGCAACGTGCGGATCGGAGCGCAGCCAGCGGCCCTCGCCGGCGCTGACCCAGCCTTTGCCAGGGGATTCTGAGCTGAAGCGTTCCTCAATCATTTGCACCACTTCCTTGGGATGCGGAGACGGATACCGCGAATACGTGGCTCTGGTATCACATCCATGAGCGACATATTGGCTCCGCGTGACGATTTGATCCACATTTCGCTTTGGTTCTTGAGCACCTGCCGTACTTGATCTATCGCGGCCTTTCGGCTGCGCGACTTGCCTGCAATTCCAAGAGACTGCACAGCAGCGGCCAACTGATCGTCGGGCAGTTTTGCAAGCGGTTGAACCGCATGCTCTATCAGTTCTGTCCCGACATTTCCGGTCTTGATGCCATCAAGGTATGCTTTCACGGACGCCACTGCGGTCTGACCTTCTTGTGATAGCACAGGTTGTTGCTGCTGTGCAGGTCGCTGTTGCGGCTTTGGCTTCGCGAGTCGCGCGACGGATTGCAAAATCTGTTCTCGCGTCAGCCCGGTCTCGGCAGCCATCTTGTTGAGGTATTCGGCTACGACAGTATCGTGTTGCGCCGGCGCTGTTTCTGGTTGCTGCTGTTGCTCGCCTGATTGTTGCTCACCAGTTCGCTTCCAAATCTTGCCGCCTTTTTCGCCCACTCCAACCTGTTTCCAATCTGGTCCGGGCGCTTGCGGACCATGCCATTCATCCCCGACCATGCCGAGACACGCTCCCCATTGTTCAAGCGACTGCATCGAAAGCTGAATCGACAGCGGCACGCTTTCACGCACGAAGCCTGCTGGCGGTGAAAATGGCGGCATCGGCACGAACGCGGGCGGCGTTGGTTCCACGCCTGTGTCCAGCCAGCGCTGGGCTTCGGCCACACCTTCTTCGGCGGCTTGGCGCACGGTCATGGGTATCCACGAGCAGCGATCGTTAAAATCCCACGGCGGCCGAAAGGTCTGAAACACCGGGTCATCCGTGCGGTAGACATTACTGCCATCAATACCGTGCTTCTCCAGAGCAAGATGGTTGTGCCGTACCCGTTGATCGTGAATAGCGTGGTAACTGCTGAACGGGAAGCCGCTCTTGATAAATGGATGGCGCAGCACGTTCATCTGCCCGTCCGAGAACGCCGACTGGATATTCGTGCGGAAGATGTTCTCCATGTGCGGTTCACCGAGGAACGATTCCGCGCCCACAGTCGCCAGAGCCTTTTCCCGGAACGCCTCATAGTCAGCCCCCTGCGCCACGTTCTCGGCCAGCAAGTCCCGGATCGTCGTCAGCGTCTCTTCCGCATCCACGCCGGCCACCGTGAACGCCTTCGCTCGCGCCGCCGCGTCCAGGTTGTCGTAGGCCGCGCGGTCCATCACGTTCTTTGTGGACAGTTCGCGAGCCGCTTCCTCGATGATCGGATACTGCACGCGCCCAGGATCGTCTGCGCCAGGCACCGGCGGCACCACGACCGGCGCAGGCTGCGCGTCGATAGCGCTGCGCACATACTGCTGCTGGTCAGGCGGCAGGTTATAGATGCGCTGCTCGCGCTGCGTGGCAGGCAACGCTCTTAGACGCTCTAGGAGAGCCGTAGCGTCGTCAGGCGGTAAAGTTGCCGGTAAAGGTGCCGATGCGCCGGCTGGCGGCACAACAGGCACATGCTGGGCCACCTCGCGGGCGCCTTCAAGCAGCGCAGCTACCTGCGTGCTGCCGAGCAAGCTGGCGAGCTGTACGCGGTAGTTCTGCACGAACCTGACCATTGCCTGTGCGGACTCAGCAGGCTCGGGTAAGCGGATGGCGGCCTCCAGTTCGGCGCGGGCGGCGATGGAGAGGTCGCGGGCGGCGCGCAGGGCGCGGTTTAAGATCGACTGGGCACGCCGGTTGTAAATATCGTGGGAGAGGTACGCATCGACCGGCAGCTTTGGCAGTGGCGCCGGCTGCATCTCGACAGCCATTTCTGCCGCAAGCAGCGCTTCCCCGAGGTCAGCGCCTTCGTTTAGCGCTCGCACAAAGAGCGTTCTGTGCCACTCGGTTGCGGTCATGCTGCCTTCCGAAGTATCTGGCGTGCCAGCGCACGCGCCCGATCCATGCTAGTCGCGTTGGCCAGCGAGAACAGTGCCGCCGGTGCGACCGGTGCGAACGGGTCAGCCGGCTGCGTGCCCGGCTTATTCTGTGCCGCAAACTGTTCAGGCGTCGGCGGTGCAGCTGCGTTGCCCGCGTTCGTGGTCTGCTTGTCCTGCTGGACCTGCTTCATCTTGTTCTTCGTCTCCAGCAGGCTCTTGACCTTCACGTCCCACCGCACATCACCGAAATTCCACCGCACCAACGGCGCTAGCACCTGCGCCACGAACAGGCGCAAGATCGCATCCGCAATCTTCTGCTGCGCAGCCAAGAAGCTTTCAAGCGGGATTTGCCGACCGCTGTAGCCAGAGCCGGTTTCGCCGGCTTGCAACAACTCCGGTGGCACGCCCACGCCATAGCTGATCTGGTCTTGCAGGTACTTGGCATAGTTAATAAGCCCGTCCACGTCGATTGTGTGATCGGGCCATTCAATGCCCCATTTGTAATCGCCGCCTTGTTCGGTCGGATATTTTCCAGATGGTAAGCCGACAGCAGCGCCGGCTTTAATCTGCTCGCAGATTTGCCGCATTACGTCGCGCGCCCAGCGGCGCGGCCGTCCCTGTGAATCGAGCGCCGTCCCCGGCACCATCGGTTGCGCAGTCTGCACTGCTTCTTCTGGATAGCGACCAATTGGACCAGAAAATCCAAACCGATAGACGCCCGTGTCGATGACCGTCTCAGCCCCGTCCTTCCATCCCAGACGCCGCCACGGGCGCCACGCGCCGAATAGCTGACTCTGCCCATAGTAGATGTGGTAACGCGGATCGTGAGCGTACCAGAGGCCCTTTGCAGGCACATCCCGCGATGCAAGCCAAAGATCGACCGCGCCGTTGACGGCCCGTTCGTTCTTCGCCTCGCGGATGTTCTTGATCCGCACCCCGACCGGCTTCGAGTCCTGGGTCAAGATATGCGCGTCCCGTGGCGCGAACTGGTGCAGATCGTCCCACTTGAGCTGCCCATAGTCATCGACAAACAGGTTCTCGCTGCCGATCCAACCGTAATCGTAGCCGCCCTGAATCTTCGGAACTCCCCTGTCCCAAAATCGGTTGCACTGCTCAAGCACGAACTCGCCGACCTGCGGATTCTCCGCACAGACTGGCAAACCCATTTGATCGTCTGGATTTAGTGGGTTTGCCCCGCCCCAGAACTGTGCCCCTGAAATGCCGCTCTTGAAGTAGTTCAGTGCGTTGCGGACCATCGGGTGAATCAGCATCCGTTCGATGTCTCGGATGAGCCAGAACTGCGGCATCATGTCGCCATCGAACGTCCACTCGGGGATCGTTGGCCGATAGCCTTCCGTCAACGGGTCGCCGGTCAGATTCTCCTGAATCTGCTGGCGTTCGGCCGTGCCGTTCTTCGACGGTGCATCGCCCCAAAGTAAAGACGGCATCTCAAAGTCCCCTGAGCAATCCTGGGCCGGTCGGTTGCGACTGCTGATCCGGCTGGCTCCACGGCACCTGCATCCCCGTGGGCAACTGCGCGTCCGCCCGAATATGCTCCCCGAGATTCGGCGGCGGAAGCTGCGGTTTCTTCGGCGGGATCGCCACGAAATACCATAACTCCCACTGGTTGAAGAATAACGGCACGCCCGAGTAGTTCCCGACCACGCGGTTGCCCAAGGACCATTGTAGCTTGCCTGGTATCGCTGGCACCCCAGCAACTGTCTTCAAGCCAGGCACGGGAATTTGATAGCCGACGCGCAGCGCAAAGCCTTTCAGCACGAATTGGTACTCGCTCGTGGCCATGCGCTGCACGGTGTCCGTGAACTTGCCGACCGATGTCAGGTTGACGCCGTTGACGTTGTTGTCGAGGTTCACGTCGAAAGCGCCGGCAACGGCCAGCGTGTCGATGGCCTGCGGCACCTGCGGAAGCTGCTTATGCAGGACCATGCCCGCATCGAGATAGCATTCAATCCACATTTGGTATTCGAGAAAACTGTAGCGCGGGTTGACGACGTAGGGCAGCGTCAACCCTTTCTCGTTGACTGAGCCATCGTCTACGTCGGTTACGCCGAACTGAAAAGCGTTGTTCGGCGGGATGCCGGCAGTCGTGTTCGCGTCTTGGATGAAGCGGTATGCCATTATGGCGCGCCCAACTGAAGATCGACAATCGCGTCTTGGGTCGGATCAAGGCTGTTCGGCAGGTTGCCGGTCCAGCCCTGGATATTGCGGACTGAGGTGACCCAATTCTGTCCGCCTTCCGTACCTGCCGTGCGCCACACGCCTGTAGCACGGAGAATATGGCTATAGGTCGTCATTAGTCGCCAAGACGCATGGAAGGTTATCGTTTTCTGATCCAGCGCAAACCCTTCATCGAAACCAAAATCAATCAGGATTACCCGTTGCTGATTGTTTTGGTTCGCCTGATTTGCTTGAAGCGCGTTGCCGACAGCAACCAGCGCTTGACCTACAGCAGGCTGGCCGGCAATACCAGCTCCCATATTGACCAGAAAGTTGAACACCGGATTAGGCGCTGGTGGTCCAGGCTGTTGTGGATCGGCACCGTTGTTGCCAAGTGCTGCGATATTTCCGAACGCACCTTGCCCCATGCGGAATTGCAAGAGCGTAGCGAAGTGAAACCACGCGCCACGGCGTGGCAGACTCTTGGCAATCGTATATGTGTAGTTCAAGCTGCATATCCATTGCACAAGTCCCGGACCAGTCTTCGCTGGCCGCACCGTGAACCGTCCGCGCGCACTTGGACATCCCCACGGCAAGCCCTGCGGTGGCAGTTCTTCCGCAAGGAACTCCCATTCCATCGTGCGCTTGTCGCGCGAGACGTTGAATTCGCGGCGCTGAATCCGGAAGCGGGTCAAGTCTATCGTGTTAGCGACCTGATCCAGAAACTGCTGACGGAAAGCATCAACGGTAGTCGTCACAGCGCGACTGTTCTGACTCGCGCGCGTCTCGCCTATCTCCATCGTGCCCTTGATGCTGTACGTGCTATATGCCTCATCGTCGTAGGTGATGGCGATTTCCTCATTGAACTGCACAAGCGGCCCGTTGCGGAACGCCGTCACCGGAATCGTGAACTTGACCTGCCATTTCACAATGGCCGACCGCGATGCGCCAAGAGGTTGCAATTCCAGTATCTCCGGAATCGGCCCCCACGCTATGTCTTGCAGACCGCCCGGCTTGTTGACCGCGAACGATTGCCCGAATCCCTTGCCGCTGTAGGTCAAGATGCCGCCTTGAGCGCTAAGAAGCTGCCGCATCGCTGACACGGTGCCGTCAATCGTGGTCTGCCCGGTTTCTAGCGTCACGTAGCCATCGACCGTAAGCGTACACTCAATCGCCTTGATCGTGCGATTGGCGGCGTCCGGCAACTGTTTACACGACATCGACGTATGCTGCAACGACGAAAACACGCAGCGGTTGTAATTCAAAACGCCGATGTCAGGCAACGGGGCTAATCCGGTCGTTGGCACAGCAACGTCTCCTAAAGCTGCGGCACCTGCACACCTGACCCTGGCGCACCAGCTCGCAGATAACCAGCTAGCGCATCCTGTGTCGCAGTCTCAATTTCATTCGCCTGTTGCTCACCAAACCACCTGTCGATGAACTCAAGAATGTGAATGATCGGGGTGGTGGCAACGAAAATCTTGCCGCCGATCTCAACCAACGGCAGCATCTTCTCCAGCACCTTGACCCCACCCGTCACCGCCGGCAGAATCTGCTCAAGTAACCGTGTCTGAATGTCCGCGAACTTCTGCTGGAAATCTGCCCGTGCGTTGACATACCGAGCAAGTTGCGGCCCGACTTCCTGCGCCCGGCGCAGGTCGCCCATCACCTGCCGCACCTCGCCCATTGCTTCGGCGACAGCCAGTTGTGGATTGTATTCGCCGAACTTGCTGGCGTTCGCGTCGATGACTGAGAGAAGCTTGCCGAACGAACTTACCGTCTCGCCCACTACGCTGCCGAGCACGCTGACAGTCGGACTCAAAAGGAAAATGCTATCCGCTGTCTTTTTGTAAGACTGGCCCAACGTGTCGATGAGCTTCGCTGGCGCGGGGTCGGCGTCAAGCAACGCTCCAGCGAATCCACTGGCGGCCTGCACGGTGCCGGTCATCACGTCGCCAAGCGCCTTCATGCCAAGCAACACGGCACCAACAACGGGCACGGCTGCGCCAAGCGCAGCCATCGCGCCTCCAGCCACAGCCGCGCCTTCGCCGACAGCGCCGAGCGCTTCGCCGGCTGCTGGTGCGGCTTGCGCGGCATCGGACTCGAAGGCGATGCCCATTGCTGGGCCTGATGGGGTAGCAGGCTGCGGCGCGGCCGGCTGCACATACTCCGGCGTTTTGGTGTAATCGCGGAATTTCGGCAGACCGATTGGCGCAAATATTTCTGGTGGTGCCGTTTCTGGCGCTTGAACTTCATGCGAACGCGGAATTAATTGCTTAAGTGGTCTGCCAGGTCGCCCAAGCAATCCTTCAGGCTCTGGAGCCGGTTCACGAGCCATTGACCCAAGAGGTGATTCTCGTCGGCGTTGAAGTACCTGCTCCCGAACCGACTCTATAGAAATCGGCGAGAGGTCTGGCTTTGGTGTTGCGCTTGTAAGTCCTGCCGATTCAAACTTCTGAAGCTCTTTCAGCCGATGGTATTCCTCAACCGTGGCCGCACCAAACACCGGAGATGGCTTCTTACGTGCCGCGTCGATCTCAGCTTGGGTCAGCGTCGGTGGGGGCGGCTGAATCGGTTCCCCTGGAGCCGATGGGCCAACATGCCCGGCCAACGGAATCGGTTGCTCGCCAATCTCAAAAATATCCGGCTTCGGCGCGGCCGGTTGTATCTGGCTTGGTTCAACCAACGGAATCCCACCGGGCACAACCGGCTCCGGTTCCTGCACCGGCTTTGGCGCTTCCGGCTGGACCGGCGTTGGCACTTCCGGCTTTCGCGTCAGCGCTGACAGCGCCGTTGGCGTCAACGCCGGCCCCAGCGCGCCAGCTGACGCATTCCGGCTCGCCTGCCGCAGCGCCGCCACCACATCGAACACGCTGCCGACCAGCACGCCAAACGCCCCTCCTAGCCGCGTCCTGTGCGACGTGAAGATGTCCGCAAGGGCTTCCAGTTCGCTGTCGGCGCGTCCAGCAGCTTTCTTCTGCTGTGCCAGCCGTTTCCTCTCTTCTATCGCCGTCTCGCCGTACAGCGTCTTATACTGCGCACGCACACTCTCCCGCGCCGTCTCAAGCTGGCGCATCTTCTGCGCTTCGGCTACCGGGTCGAATATCTTCGCTTGCTGCGCACCAGCAGCTTTGCCGGCAGACGGCTGCGCTGGTGTGGCTGCGCCGGGCTCGGCTGGGCGCGCGCCGCGAGGACCGGCGCGGTTGGCGTCAGCGTCCTCAACCTTAATCCGAAGTACAGCTTCATCAGCCATGCGCTCACGTCACGCTGAAGGGCAAATTGCCAGCACTGGAGCCCGCTCCGACATACGGGATCAGCACCATTTCGATCGGCATCTCACGAACTTTCGAGGTCATTATCATCTCGGTGTTCGTGTTCGGCGCGAAGCCCGCATTCGTCGCCGTCAGCGTCTGCGGTGTCGTGGGCGGATTGCCAAGGATCGCCGTCAGCACCAGCGCCTGGCAGTATTTCGTCCACCGATCGCCGATCGCGCCCAGCGTCGGCGCAAGCGTGTTTGCAGTTGCGCCGGGCATGTTGCCGCCCTGCCAGCCGAACATCTGTACGATGCTCAGCAGGCCGGTCTTGTTCCATTCGAGTCCGCGCAGGCGCAAGCGCCAGTTCTGACCGCGGTAGATGCCCTCGACTAGGGTCATCCCGTATGCGTCGGACTCGTTCACTTCTTGACCCTGAAGAGTCACATTCAACTGAAAGCCATCATCTCCTTGGGTTCCTAATGGCAGACCATTAAATGTGCATGTGTACGGCCCACTGACAGGCACCACGAGTCCGGCGGCCATAGTATTTCTCCCTATTAGGAAACTGCCACGGCTCCCGCCTGGCGTTCTTCGATCTCAGCCATCGCCACCTTGAACTCGTCCGTTGCCTCACAGTCTGGGCACGTCACCGCCCGCGGATCGTCCGACCGCGTGCAAAGGTACGTCTCGCCGCCCTTCTGCACCGGCATCACGTTCGCCCGCTTCGGCTGGCACGCGATGTAGCCGGCGCAACCAGGCACCTTGAACGGGTAGTGCTTGCCGCCGTCCTTCGGTTTGGCCAGCCGCGCATCGGGTATCTTCACCGGACCAGCGTCATCTTTGACGAAGTAGCAGATACGGACACGGCGGTTGCCGTATTCGTCCGGCGGCAGCGTTCTCAGGACCACGACTCGGTTCATGCAAGCACCATCTTGTAACGAGGTCTCGGCAGTTCGGCTGCCGTTGTAATTGCGTCATTGTACTCTTTCGTGGCCATGCACATCGGGCACGATACCACGCGCGGATCGGCAGAGCGCTGCCATGCCGGCTTATTCTCGTGCGTGTGCAGATAGCGCAACTCTGGCACGCAAGCGACGCGCTCCCGGTCTGTCACGACAGAGAAGTGCGTCGGGATGATGACGGTCCCATCGTCCAGAATCATCTCCTGCGTCCTCACACGTACACCTCCGGCGGCTGGAAGCGCCTCGCGTAATCGAAGTGCAGCGTACCCTTGAGCCCGACTTCCGTTTTGCCTGCCTTCGCTCCGAACCATTCGGGGCCGACCAGTTGCGGCTTCTCGCGGCCCGTGTACCGCGATGCTTCGCAGAAACCGTAGATGATCTCCGCGTCCGGCGCGAACTCCACCATCTTCTCGTTCGCGTTCTGGATCACGTTCCAGTTCATGTGGCAGAGGTTCTTGAGATCGTCAGCCCGCTTGTTCCAGCCTGACTCGCGCGCCAGCTTCTTCGCCAAGAGCGAATTGCCAACGCGGTCCAGCGGTATGCCCTTCAGCTTCATCGTCAGCGTGATGTTATAGGCGTAATAGATGTCCAGATTGCGGTGACTCGTGCTCTGTTCGCCGCCTTCATGGATGCTCACGAACACGTCTCCGCACGCGGCTGGCGGCATCTCATCGTCCATCAAGTCGGCGTGCGCAGCATCGTACTTCAGTTCCTTGCGGACTGCATCGAGAACCGAATGCAGAAGTGCGTCAATCATCCCGCGATTACTCCCGAGCGCCTGGAGGCGAACCGCTCCAACTCTATCGCCGCCTTCTCAATCGGCACCTGCAACGCCCAGCAAATCTGCAAAAACATCTGGTAGGCTTCGACAGCGTTCAACGGCGTTACCTCGACCATCTTCTCGGCGAAGCAGTTGTCCGCCAGCTTGATGAGCCGTTGGATGCAGCGCTTGCGCAGTTTGTCCGCCTGCTCGCCGACTCCGATGCATGAGAACAGCCGCATCACCGTCTTGCGGTTGTCGAGTCCGTCAAAATACTCGATCTGACTTTTCACGGCATCAAACCCCGGTCCATCCTCGCGTTCGCCCTATCCGTCGCCGCCTTCTGCGCTGACGCTTCTGAGTATCCGGCATCCTTGCACAGCATCAGCAAGCCTTCCGAATCCAGTTCCCAGCTTACCTTCGGATCGTTGACCATTTGCCATGCCTTGACTGTCCTGAGCGCCCCAAATAGCACGTCTTCCGTGAAGGGGTCGATGTCGAGCATCCCTAGTCCGGTGAGAATCGGAGTTCGGTACTCGGCGGCGAGGATGGCTCGTCCTTGGATTTCCTTTGAAAAAAACTGGCCAGTTTCTCCTTCTCTTCGCCAATCATGGCGACGAACTCCAACACCTCGGCCAGCGTCAGGCCCTGCACTCCGTTCGGGCAGGCTTCGCTCTTGGTCAGGTCCATCACGAACTGCCAGGTCGCCTTGTTGCAGGCTTCGAGGTTGGCGTCCGGCACACCGCCGCTTTCGTCCGTGAACTGCGAGCGGATGACAACCCACTGGTTGTAGACCGCCACCACGTCCACGGTGAACTGCACTTCGTCGGCGCCTTCGTCACCGAACACGAAGGTGCGTTTTCCTTTGCGGCCGATTCTCAGGATGCCGTTCGCGGACGGTATGGTTGCTGTCGCTTCCATCAAAGTCTCCCCATGAAGAAAATCACGATGTCGATCACGCCTTCTCTCGCCTGCTCGAGCTGGTCCCTCCACCAGCTTTGCGGCCACTTACGCGGGCTAGGCCACAAACGCCGCTGCGGGAGCGGATAGTCGCCGTCCGGCTTGCCTTCGTGGTTCGCCTTGGCGCCCTTGCGATTCGTGCCCACGATAGCCACGCCCTTACCGACTTCACGCACGCCGTCCGGCGCTGGCGGGAAGTCTGTCGGCGCCGTGTCCGGGTCCACACCCGGCGAGAAGCTGTTCAGCAGCAAACCTTTGTCCCGCAGGATCGGTACTGGCGGCTCGCCATACCGCGTGATGATCGACCGATCCGCTTGCGCGCGGCGCAGAAACATATCGAAACTGACGCGCTGGCCGTGCTCGGCTTTGTAGTTCCGGTGCGCCGTCGTCATCACCGAATGCTCTGCCCACGAATCGCCAGCTTCGTCGATGCCACGGGCCGACTTCACCACGAACGCCTTGCGGATGCGGCCGAGAATCGTCAGGCCAACCCGCACCAGCAGCGCTCGACTGACCATGCTGGCGCTCGCATCGTTCCCAGCTGCCGCGGCCGCCACGCGCCGCAGCGCAGCGTGGACCGCTTGCCGACTGGCTCGCACACGAACAACGGTTTCCTGCGCGTGTCTCATCGTAATGCCAATGGCCGATAGCGGATCGTTGCCAGAACCTGCGGCACCGTGCCGCCAGACGACGACGAACTGGACGACCCAGACTGCGTTGACTTGCCGACGAACCGAATGCGTGCCCCGAGCTGCATCTGGTTATTGCCGTTGCCAGCCGGCGCCACGCCAGCCACCCGCGTCTGCTGGACCGCACCGACTGCCGCCATGGCGCCGGCAGACAGCGAGAACACAGCTTGCCCGGTGCCATTCCAGACCAACCACGCTATGTCCACCCACGTTCCATCCCCCATGTCGGTCTGCATCACCACGTAGGCTGACTGTGCACTGACGCCTTGCGTGGTCAGCGTGACGATGGCCTCGATTGCCTGATAGTAAAGCGTGTTGAACGGGTCTTGCGTGGCCTGATTATAGAGGTCTGCTTCGTTCGACGTGACCGGCACATTGAGCGCATACGGCAGCGAATTGCCGTTGAGCAGTCCTTTGATGTTCGGAAACGTCGCCAACTTACCACCCTCAACAAAAAACAGCCCGCCCAACACGTTCGGGCGGGCTGCCGCGACAAGGCAGGAGACTGATTCACTACGCCGGCATGATCTCCGCATCAATTTGGCTCACCACGGCGCCACCCGGCGCCGCACAGGTGATGACCAGTGAGTTACCCGGCGTCCCGAACACACCGCCCGAGCCCGTGCCTGGAATCGGCGGGTCCAGCGGTATCTTCACCTTGTACGACGCATCGGCAGAACTGCTGATAGCGTACTCCTGCCAGAGCGTTGCCGAGCCTCCGTCTGAGACCGTCACGAGCACCGGAGCAGCCGGCACCGCCGAGAAGCTGACGACCAGCGTGCGGCAGCGCCATGCACGATTCGGCTGGGCTGCGATGGTCAAGACATTAGCGACGCCAGCGCCACCCTGCTGGTTGACGAACACCGATGTCGAGACGAGGAACGCTTCCTGATAGGACAGGTCCAAGGATGCGCCGATGGCGACCTGCGCCGAGCCGCTGACGCGGTTGAATGTCACGCGCACGGCAACATAGTTCTGCACGTCCCGCTCGAATGAGCCGTTGACCGTCGTGGACGACTGCGGAACTTGTGCGCCGGTGCCGACCGGCGGGAACGGCGTGACGTTCAGCGGGCCACCCTGCGGATTCGACGCGAAGTTGACGCCATCGAATGAGCCCTGGAACAGGATCGTGCCAGTCCAATTGCCGCCGATGTTGAAGCCGACCTTAGACATGCCTGCCACGTTCATGGTTAACGTGGTCTGAGTTGCGGTCAGCGTTTCTCTGATTATGGCTGCCATTTCGTGATTCCTTTAGAACTGGAAGAGGAACGCTGAATTCCAATCAATGAACTGCGGGTACACGGTCGGCGTGCCCTCACTCATCTGCGGCTCGACGCGAATCTTGTTGTAGTCGTACCGCACATCCACGGTGACGTTTGAGAAGAACGGCCAGCCGCTCGTGCGCGTGCCGATGTCCTCGATGGACAGGTTGCCGATCCGCACGTCCTTCAGTTCGGCCATCGTCTCCTTGTACTCTTCCGCCAGCGCGTCTGTCATGCCCTGCCCGCGCCGCTCGGCCACCCACTTCGTTGCGATGATCGTGGCCCAATTGTAGACCGTCCACGCGGTCGCCAGTTGCGAGTCGTCGTAGCGCCCGCAGCAATAGCTCTTGACGCGGCCCGTGGCAATGCTCGCCGCCTCAATCAGCAAGCTTGCAAGATAGAGCGTGACGCCGGAATCGCTGGCGTAAGCCAACGGCGGCAAGTCGAACGCCAGCGGCGCGACCGATAGCGACGTGGCCCCGACCAGCCCCGTGGACGTGAGCACGACCTGCACGAGTTGCGGCACACCGCCGCCGTCGAACTGGAGCACGGTGCCCGGCAGCAGCGGCGCCTCCAGCGGCGCCACGTTGATCGTAACCGAGCCGGCTGGCGCATCGGCTGTGACCTGGATCGTCTGCCCACTGCCGTTGTTGGCGTCGTCCAGGCGCAACTGCGTACCTTCCACGCCCCACCGCTTGAAGATCGCGTTGGGGTTCGTGTACAGGTTCGGCAGTGTGACGAGGTTCGCCATTAGAACACCACGGTCGCCGGTGCGATGACCAGCGGAACATACAAAATCGGGACGGCATTGAGCAGGCCGAGCAGTTCGACCGCGCTTGGCTGCGTGACAAACTCGTGCCAGAAATACCAGCCGGTGCGGAGCACGCCGGCCATGCCGGGGTTCTCGACGACGTACTCGCCGCCGAGGTGCATCCGGCACCATTCCGGCCCAGGCTCCGTCGAGAAAATCGCCATGCCGTCCGGGATCAGCTTGGCCAGGCTCGCGGACGCCGGCGCTGTGCCATAGCTAGGGTCGATGTCCGTGTTCAGCGCCAGCGCGTCATCGCAGAAATGCCACTCGATGCCGGGAATGCCAGTCAGCGTGGCTTTGAACTTGTTCGACGGTCCCGTGCCTCCGAAGCCGGCGTCCGGCAACTGCGTCCAGGTCGCAAACGGCGTATTCACGGCTCCGGCTGCATTGCGAATCTGCTGGTTGAGGATGATGCTCGTCCAGAGAGTGCTGTTGATCCAGATGTCCGTCATCGTGTACCTGGACAGCAGCGCGTAGGCGGCACGAATTGACTGGAGATCGCCGAGAATCGGCGCGTTCGGATTCTGCCAACCCACCGTGAGCAGGTTACCGCCGCCAATGTTTGTACCCATCTGGTTGGGCAATTGGCCCTTGTTGGTTGCCGGGATCAGGAAGTTAATCTGGAAGCCGAACTGCGTGGCCGACGGCGGCGTGAAGGACGGCAACCAGTTGTCGCCGACGACGATGAAGTACAGGCTGTCCCGCATCATGCCGGCGCCCATCATCTCGACCATGTTGTTGGCCTGCTCGCCAAGGAACGTGGTCTGGCGCTGGATGTAGTCCTTGCCACCTGCGTCAATGACGCTGTTCGGGCCGATCATCGGCGTGAGCTGCCCGAGGAACTCGTAGCCCAGCGAAATCTTCTGGTGATAGCGAGCGATGGAGATGTTGTTCGTCCCCATCGGGTTCTGCGCGACCGTGCCCGGACCCGTGCCAGGCGCGCGACCCTTCATCGGCACGCGCGTATGGTCGAAGATGCGGTAACTCACCTGCCGCACGCTGCCCGAGCCGGGAATCGTGTTCGGCCCCGAGACCGTCACTGTCTCTGGGTCGAAGCTCATCGGCTGGAAGCCAAGCCACGACGCGAGCGGGCCACGGCCTTTCTTGAGACGGCTGATCACGTCCAAGATTACTTGCGGCTGGAGCAATTCAACCAGAGAAGCGGCCATATCGAAAACTCCCTAAGAAGCGTGTGATTCCTCTTGACCGCTTACGACACCGTGATGACGTTGGTGCCGGCCGAGTAATTGACCGCGTACCACTTCGTACCGGCGGCGTTCGAGTACAGCTCCACGCCGCCGCCGATGAGCTGGACGCCTGTCTGGAAAGCCAGCGTGTTGGCGACGGCGTTATTGAATGCCACGATGTTGCCGCCCTCGAATGACGTGACCAGCAGGTTCTGGTTGGCCACGACGCGGAAGCCGAACTTGTAGCCGTTCAGGATCGGCGGCAGCGTGAACGTCACCGGGCCGGCGGCGCCGATGTTGTCGAAGTGCGTGAAGTTGTCTGTGGGTTGGATTGAGTAGTTGGCGATCTTCGAGACGAAGCTCAGCCACTCGTAATCTGCGTTGCCAGGCAGGTTGTCGTCGAAGATGAAGTGCGGTGCCATCTGCGCCCGCGCCTGATTGTCCAGACCGATGATCTTCGAGCCCTGCACACCACCCGAGACCATGACGCCGAAGAACTTGGCGACATTGACGCCGGTCAAGATGTCCTGCATGCGCAGGCCCTGGATCAGCACGCCGGCTGCAATCTGCGAACCATCGCTCGCTGTCGGGTTGTAGTTGACCCATTGCCCGGTGGCGAACTGCTTGCCAAGCAGCAGACCGGGGCGCAATTCCCACGTCGGCGAGTTGGTGGGATCGGCACAGGCGGCGCTGATGTATGCAGGAGCGAAGTAGCGCGGGTACGGCCCCCAAGCGAAGGCTTGCTCGAACGTCTCGACGACGCCTTGCATGCCGGGGAGATTGGCGAATGAACTGCCGAAAAGCGCCATGGCTGACTCCAAACGAAAAGGGGCCGCAGGTCTCGTTAGACCGCGACCCCCCTTGAAAGGGCAGCGATGTCAAGGCATCTCATCGGGGATCAGCCGAC